GGGTACGCATACAGATATCGAAGTAAACTGCGAGGGGCTGCGGTACGGGTCCAGCGATCGAATGTATTATGTGCCATCTAGAAGCTTTGAAGAATACCTCCGAACAGTAACGGAGGATCAGCTGGCGGATGTAAAAAATAAGCTTGCGGCGACGATCGGGATTGAACCTCAGATCGTAGAAAAAGAAGTTGTCCGGGAAGTACCGGTGGAAATTCCGAGCAATATCGCTCCTGCGGAGCCACAAAAATGTTGTGCTGCGGAGGTGCAAGAGCTGATGATCCGGGCGGAAAGAGCAGAAGCACTGCTGGAAGAGTACAGAGAGCTGTATAAAAACGTAATCGAAAAAATCTGACGTTATTAAGGAGGGATAAGAAAATGGACAAAAAGGATATTTTAGGAAAGTTGGGCATAATAGCGGCTGCGGCTTGGCTGATACTATTTATTCTGGCGTTTAGTATGGACCGCTCCAGCAGAATGGGAGATGTGTTAATACTCTCAGCCTTTGCTGGGGTGTTGCCTATGATTTTTTTCACGATTGGTGATTAGCCAGATGTATTTTGCAAAGGCGAAAATGAGCATTTAGAGGAGAGATAGAAAATGCCTATATACAGAGAAGTAAGCACAGAGGTTTATTGCGATATATGTGGCGAAAGGATCATAGGCTGGAATATAGCAGGGACCGGAATAAGTAAAATATGGGCGGCATATTATGCAAGACAAGAGGGCTGCACAACGGGGAAAAAGATTATATGCAAACAGTGCCGGATAAAGCAGCGAATGATAAAGTGCGGTTTACAGAAGAGACATGGAACTGCAGGAAAAGACGGGAGCGGCGCTTGTTTGGGCTTTGGCAGTGAGTGTGACGACGAGCCTATAGAGCAATGCAAACGCTGTATCGCGTGTGCCTCTTTTGACTGGGACGCAGAAAAGAAACGGTTAAGTCTTTAAACTGATATTTAAGTAAGAAAGTGGATGAGAAAGAAGGTGGCACTGATGGATAAGAAACTTTTATCCGACTACATAGACGCCTGTGAGCTGATCCGGGAGACCGAGCAGCAGATCAGGCGGCTGCAGGAAAAGCAGAGCGAGACAACGCAGGACAGCGTCCGGCGCGCCAGCTTGTGTGCTGGTTCCCTCTGTCTACACAGATAAATCCTGCGGGACTGGGATAGGGTAACAAAAAAATAAAGCAAAAAGAAAGAAGGTGGGGAATGTGGGAACAAGGGACACATACTTTAATGGTTACGGTCTGACATACAATGAGGTAAAAAAAATAGAAGACAAGTGCAAAAACGCAAAGGGTAGGGAATTGGAACTGCTGCTTCTGGCTGCGGAAAGCGCATATGCAGAGTTGGCGCAATATCTGTTTTTTAGCCTGACATCAGGGCTGGGGTATGACAACATCTCAAAGATATGCAACATCCCTATCGGGAGGAAAGATTTTTATGGGTATCGCAGGAAAACGATATATCTATACAACAGCTATATGATACTGGAAGGACATGCAATTGTGTAAAAGGGGTACGCGGATCAGGAAACGAGAATGGTAAAATAGAATAATAACTGTATGGGGGTGTGATATGAATTGTAATGCCGTCATGAAAAAGCTTCAGCGCGCCATACTGTCAACGGGGCTCGTAATCAAAATTTCTACCAGCCAATTTTACAGCGAAGAGCAGGACAGATTTTTACGGTTACCAGCGGCTTTTTTTACCACATGATGGATGTAAGCATGAATCGGGTACAAAGTGAACAGAAAGAAATGGTAAAATCAGAGGGAATAGGAGCATGAAACATGGATATAATTAACATCGCACTGAAAGACTTAAAACCATACGAGAATAACCCGAGAAAGAACGATGATGCTGTTAAATACGTTGCCGAATCCATCAAAGAGTTCGGGTTTAAGGTTCCGATCGTGATCGATAAAAACAATGTTATTGTTGCAGGGCATACAAGATATAAAGCTGCAAAAAAGCTTAAAATGAGTGAAGTGCCGTGCATAATTGCTGACGACCTGACAGATGAGCAGATAAAGGCGTTCCGGCTGGCAGATAACAAAGTAGCTGAAAAAGCTGAATGGGATTTTGACCTGCTGAATGCGGAACTTGACGATATTATCGACCTTGACATGGAATTGTTTGGATTCGAGGATGCATTGCAGGACGATGCCGAGGAAGCTGTTGAGGATGAATTTGAGGTAGAGTTACCTGCAGAGCCGAAATCTAAACTGGGCGACATTTATCAGTTGGGCAATAATAGGCTGATGTGCGGTGATAGCACGGTGCTGGAAGACGTAGAAAAACTGATGGGGGGGGGAGCAAGCAGACATGCTGCTCACTGACCCGCCATACAACGTAAACTATGAGGGGAAGACCAAAGACAAGCTTAAAATTAAAAATGACCAGATGGGCAACGATAATTTTAGGCAGTTTTTGACAGATGCTTTTAGCAACGCCGACATGGTTATGAAGCCGGGCGCGGTCTTTTACATTTGGCATGCGGACAGTGAGGGATATAATTTCCGGGGGGCGTGCTTTGATGCTGGCTGGACTGTAAGGCAGTGTCTTATCTGGAACAAAAATAGCATGGTGATGGGACGGCAAGACTACCAATGGAAGCACGAGCCGTGCCTGTATGGCTGGAAAGAAGGAGCTGGGCATCTGTGGGCTTCAGACAGAAAGCAGACAACAGTAATCAATTTTGACAAGCCCACACGAAATGACATGCACCCGACTATGAAACCGATCCCGTTGTTTGATTACCAGATAAAGAATAACACAAAGGGTGGGGATGTAGTCTTAGACTTATTCGGCGGATCAGGGACAACCATTATGGCATGCGAACAGAATGGACGGCGCGGCTATTCTATGGAATACGACCCACGGTATGTGGATGTTATTGTCGACAGATGGGAAAAGTTTACAGGGGCAAAAGCTGTTTTATTAAATAAATAATGTTTTTGCATAGCAGAATAACCCGGGAGGAGAAATGGAAGCAATAGGAAGAGTGTATATATTAGATGATCATGGAAGAATAAGAATTCCAAGGTATGTACGGAGAAGGTTGAACATCCAAGAATCAGATCCGTTACAAATTTTTATTGGGGATAACAATGAGATCATCTTAAAAAAATGTCAAGCAGAAGATGAGCATTTAACTGAAAACAAACAATAAATAAAAAAGAGGTAGTATATATGTCTGATAATGCAAACAAGGGCGGACGGAAAAGAATACCAATTGATCAAAAAGTATTCGAGAACTTATGTTCGATTCAATGCACACTTGCGGAGATTGCGGCAGTTATCGGATGCAGCGAGGACACGATTGAAAGATGGTGCGTGAGGACGTACAAAGAGGGATTTGCGGAGACTTATAAAAAAAAGAGCCAGAAGGGCAAAGCAAGCCTGCGAAGACTCCAGTTCAAACATGCAGAGACGAATCCGACAATGGCTATTTGGTTAGGCAAGCAGTGGTTAGGACAGCGTGACCAGATGGAGGTCGAGGCATCCGGGAAGGTCACGATTATTGACGATATCCCAGACACGGAAACAGAAAAGCAGGAAGACTAAATGGAAGTACAGCAGGCAGCAAGGATAAAGCTTACAGACTTAATTGCTCCGGCTTTTTACAAAGTGCATAAGGACATAAAAGAAGGACGGCACGAGTACTATAACCTTTACGGAGGACGAGGATCAGGAAAGTCCTCTTTTGTGTCTGTAGAGCTCCCGCTTGGCATGATGCAAAACCCGGAGGCAAACGCGGCAGTATTCCATAAATTTTCCGCAATGCTGCGGGATTCTGTTTATAACCAGATCCAGTGGGGGATAGATGCGCTGGGCGTGTCAGATTATTGGCGCGGCAATGTAAACCCGATGCAATTTACCTACCTGCCAACAGGGCAAAAGATCATCTTTAGGGGTCTGGATAAGGCACAAAAGACAAAATCCATTAAGGCAGCCACAGGATTTTTTAAATATCTCTGGTTCGAGGAGCTGGACATCTTTAAGGGACCAGAAGAGATCCGAATGGCGGAACAGTCAGTTTTGCGTGGCGGTCATAATTATGTCGTGTTTAAAACGTTTAATCCGCCGATCAATCGTAACAACTGGGCGAATAAATATGTGCAAATTGAGGATAGACGGGCATACAACCACAAAAGCGACTACAGGAGTGTGCCGCGTGAGTGGCTGGGAGATGAATTTTTTGACAGTGCAGAGCACTTAAGGCTCACGAATCCAAGAGCCTATGACCATGAATATCTAGGGAACGCAGTTGGAACAGGCGGAAACATATTTGAGCTTCTGGAGCTGCGTGAGATCACCGATGAAGAAATAGCCCGGATGGATACAATATACCAGGGCGTTGACTTTGGTTGGTACCCGGACGCATACGCGTTTGTAAGATGCTACTATGACGCGGACAGCGAGACGATTTATTTTATTGACGAGCATTACGTCAATAAAGAATCAAATGAAATAACAGCAAACTGGATCAAAGAAAAAGGTTATACGGACTACCACATAACCTGCGACAGCGCCGAACCGAAATCTATTAACGATTACCGAAGCATGGGACTTCCGGCGCGGCCGGCAATAAAAGGACCCGGTAGCGTCGAATATGGAATGAAGTGGCTGATGCGGAGAAAGATCGTTATAGACAAGCGCAGGACACCGAATGTATTCCGCGAATTTACCGAATACGAATATGACCGGGACAAAGACGGCAACATCATCAGTGGTTATCCGGATGCAAATAACCATTCGATCGATGCTACACGCTATGCATTTGAATCTAAATTTAACCGCAGAGGTAACACAGCCTAAGAATACACGGCACAGGGGATTGCAGAAATGGGACTTATACAGACAGTCAAAAGGTGGTTTAATATGATATTTAAAAAGCAGGCTGAGAAAGATTTTAGGGTAAAGGATACCACGTCTGCGCAGATGATGGCAAAGGTCGCAGAGTGTGCCAACATCTACCGCGGCACGCCGTACTGGTTAGACGCAGATAATCGAATAAAGACTATCAATTTTGCAAAGGCGGTATGCTCCGAGACGGCGCGGCTCGTCACGCTGGGGATTAAAATCCAGGTTGACGGCGGCGCACGCGGGGCGTGGTTGCAGGAGCAGATTGATAAAGCCTATTATAGCATGCGTCATTGGGTAGAGTATGGCTGTGCTTATGGCACGATCATTGTAAAGCCTAATGGCGGCGGGCTTGATATGTTTACCCCTCTGGACTTTTTCGTGACGGAGCAGGACGATAACGGGAATATAACGGGCGTTGTGTTTAAAGACAGCTATGCGGCTAACGAAAAGTTTTATACACGCTTGGAGTATCATAGGTTTGTCGAGACGAGGACGGAGGCGGGCGTGATATACCCGTATGTGATATCCAACAGGGCATATGTATCAAAGAGCAGCGAATCCCTCGGCGATCCTATCCCGCTGGAGCAGACAAAGTGGGCTGATCTGCTGGAGGAAACGCCGCCGATTCTCAAGGGCGGGAACGAAAGACTTGATTCCCCCATGTACGGAGTGTTCCGCACCCCTGCTGCAAACAACATAGATCTTTCCTCTCCGCTGGGAATGCCGATATACGCAGAAGCCATCGAAGAAATGAAAGACCTGGACATCGCATACAGCCGGAACGCCGGTGAGATATATGACAGCGAGAAGATCATCCTTGCAGATGACAGGCTGATGTTTGACAGCGGGACGAACCTTAACGGGCGCATCCCAGACGTTAAACTGCCGCATTATGTAAAAAACGTGTTCGGCAACAGCCCGGAAGAGTTTTACCAGGAGATTACGCCGCAGCTCAATACAGCCACACGCCTTGACGGAATCAATGCTCTCCTGTCCCAGATAGGGTATAAATGCGGGTTCTCGAACGGCTATTTTGTCTTTAACGAAGCGAGCGGCATCCAAACGGCGACAGGCGTGGAAGCGGAGCAACAGCGAACCATCCAGTTTATCAAGGATGTGCGGGACAAGTTGGAAAGTTGTCTAAATGATGCAATATATGCCATGTCGGTGTATGCAGATTTGTACGCGCTTGCCCCTGTCGGGGTTTATGAAGTGGTATACGACTTCGGGGACATCACATACAACCGCGAGGAGGATCGGGCACGCTGGTGGAGCTATGTCGCACAAGGAAAGGCGCCCGCGTGGATGTATTTCGTCAAATTTGAGGGCATGACAGAGGACGATGCGAAGGCAATGGTGACGGAAGCCCAGCCAAAGGAAACGGGGCTGTTCGGGGAGGAATAAGCATGGATTTTGCGATTGTAGGACAGGGGATCGGAGACATCGGACGCGTTGAGAATCGCTGGAATGAACTCTTTGATTCTTTGAAAAATGTAGAAAACTCGGTCAAAGAAATTGTAAGAATGCTGCGGGAAGTCTATGAAAAAATAGAAAGAGCAGTCGATGAAGTTATGATTGAATGGGAGAGACGGCGAAAGACACGAAGGTATATGGCATTAAAGGTCTTGAGTGTGTATACAGAGACAGATATGTTGGATATTAGGAGACTGTTAAGACGCATATATAGGGCGCGAAGCTGCTGCTAATAAGGAGAGAGTAATGGAACCGATAACCAGAGAAGAGTATTATCTTGCGAAGATTGCAGGGACATATGAGGGCAAGACGCCCAAGCCCGTGACTATTGATGAATATTATCTTGCAACTATGGCGGGGGATTATTCCGGCAATACCCCGCAGCCCGTCACGAGATTGCAGTATTACATGGCAAAGGTAGCAGGAGTATGGGGCGGAAGCATCCCTGCGCCTGTGACACGATTAGAATATTACTGGGCGGCGATTGCCAACGGGGAAGGAGAAGTTTTCCCACCTGTGACACGCGAGGAACATTTCCTGACGTTGGTAGCAGATGCATACAGC